TAAGTGATCATACACTGTGCCATCATACATTGGACTCGCAAAATTGCCAGGATCAGTCGTATTCCGAGGATCTGTCGATTGAAACTTGAATGGTGAAAAACTCGGAGCGACAATTGCATGTCCGTTTGTGGTGCTGGTGTGTGTCAACGATGCCCCACTCGTCGTAGGATCGATCCACGTCCAATACGAATAGTTGATGGTGTTCGTGCTCGATACAGGTCCCCCGCCAAAAAAGCGTTCATATCCTGGGAAGAGACCAGTCCTGCGCAACACCCTGGATGATATACCCTGACTCCCCTTGGTCGGGTTGAAAATCCAGTTCATCGACCCTCTTTGCGCGACAAAACAATTCGAAATCAAATGCCACGGTGACATGTACGCAAAATTGAAGTCGAAGTTCGATGTTGGCACAACAACGCCCCTGGCACGGTTCCAACCAGCAGGATCGTAGCCGTAAAAGGCCGGAAACCGGGTCTGGTTGATAGTGAACGCACCAGCTGTATTGGCTGTGGGAGCCGGTACCGTGATAGTGTCAAGCAAATTATGGCGCCTCATCAACGTTCGCAGCGATTTAACGCTCTCACCAAAATTCACCAATGCGCGATGTGATGAATTGCCAGTACTTGCACCGAGTTGATCACTCACGACCTTGCCATTGTCATAGTACTCTTCTGATTGGAGTGCAAATGGTGTCAGCTCGAAATGCGACGATGACGGATTAGCAAACTCAAGATTTTCTGCTCCTTTCACAAAGACTTGCATCCCAATCGACGCAGTCGTCGATGGGCCCGTTAGCGCAGTCAACACCTTAACAGAAATGATTCCGTTGTGAAATGTGTCCGTGAGTGATAACGATGGTGTGCTGCTGGTTGTCCAGATCCCTGTTGCATTCGGGCTGCTCTGAGTGTAGCACCACGGCAAAGCCTGTTGGTAGGGGATCCTGAACTCAATATCCGTCTCGGCACCCAGGTCAACAATGCGATTAAGCACAGCCGGGCCTGTGTCGCCAGTGGTTTGTATCGCTGGTGCTTGAGGATCATAACTGATGCGAACGCGACCTTTGTGAAACGGGGAAGCAATGAATCTGAAACGGTAAATGATGTCACCACGCCAATTTCGAAACATGTTCGAAACCAAACTCATTGGCGTGAAATCTATCGCATTCCCTGAAACATAGGTCAAGTTGGGCATGACGGCGCTGGTGAATAATGGGGTGTCTGGTGCCATTGCATTTGTCCATGTGCTATCGACCAAATACGATTCGCGCTGCACAAAGCTCGATATAGCCAGTTCGTCCTCTCCATCAAGTCCAACGATCTTTGGATCGATGGATAGTTCGTTCTTAGCATCAAGAGCGAGCTTGTCATGTGGGTATCCAATCTCAGCAGATGCCAAAGACGGGAATGGCGAGTTTCGCACAGGCTTCGCGTCGTCAATCACAGGAACGTTCGTAAATCCGAACAGCTTGGCTATATTAGATACAGCACTTGCTCCAATTTCCGTGGCTTTCGCAAAGCGCCCAATCACCGGTATAGATGTAAGGCGGGACGCGGCCGCGGCCACAGCCGAAGCTGGTGCCGAAACCACACCGACACCATACTCATCAGCCTGTAACGCAGCGCCAATTGTGGGTCCAGCTAGGACAACGTCTTCCATCCATGCATATACCTGAACGGTCACACCAGATGAAGAACCATTCGCGCTCTGCAAACCGCGGTAGATCACCAGATCTAAGCTTCCAAGTCGGTTTGCCTCAGCCAGTACCAGAGTTCGAATGAAAGATTTAGGCCACATAAATGGACAAGTGAACTCTGCTCCTTCACTGTGCGCTGGTGTGATCCAAACTCCTGGCCTCTGAGAATATGGTACCAAGCTATACGGAAAAGCCGACTGGATTGTGGTCTGCTTAAAATCTGGCAATGGTTGATATGATGCACGCAACGAACCATAGAGAAAGGGAGAAGCATTGGTGATGATCTTCAACTTCAGGTTACCCCTTAAAAATGCATAATTCTCCAACTTTCGCTTTATGGTGGCATTGTTCAAAAACAGCGACCAGACACGATTATTCGAGGACAGCAGTCCCACAGGATCCGATTGAGCCCAAGTTGTTGATATAATGCGAACAGGTCGCGATAAAAACGTCTTGAGATCGGCAGCAACTTGAGCATCAGCAAGTTCATAGTCCAGTGGACTAGTATTGTTGCCAACTGATTCGCCCGGATTGGTGTCATAGAAGCTTGTCGTCACCTCGTTGGTGCTAACCATCTGATCTGGCGTTGGAGCTAGCATGGTATCTTCCGATTGAAGGCGAGCCTTGAAGTCACAATGTTGCTCATGATCACGAACTTCCCACGGGTTGACTCCAATGTAACCACAATGGCGACAGGAATCAATGACGAAGCTTTCATCCGTCATGTTTTTATTTTTATCTTGAGTAAGCTCTCCAGCATGGAAAAATGAAGATGTAGCAATTCGATATAAAATATGCAAGATGAATCACTCTACGCATAAGTTTTCTTTTTTCTGAGCATCCCGAACTCTCACTCCTAAATAGGCGAGCCCCCTGAAGGGCGGATTTTTATGTTTAACGCACACTTATATTACAGGAAAATGCAAACAAAACCACAATATACAGATCGCTCAACACAGGAGACTACTTCGGCAACACATTGCGCGGGTGCTCTGCCTCACACCCTGCGACCTTGACTGACAAACCTTGAGAAGCATGCCAGAAACGGTCATTTAATTCATCCCAAGTGGGACATCCTTTGAACTTGAACTCCGTCATCAGATCATTTTCACGAGCCAATTCCATCAACCACACGCGCTCTTTGTTGAAGCGCTCCTTACCATACCAAAACCACTCGTTCAACGCAGAATTCATAACGCTGGCCATGTGCAGTTCAGGTGA